TAAGATCTTGTGCATATTCTATCCTTCCAGCATTTGGTACAGGGAATATTGTGTCTTTTCCTCCAATTCCAACTGTATAATAGTTAATTGCATCAGGTGTGGTATCTAATGGATCAAGAAGACCCGAATCTGGAACAAACATAGGAGGAGCAATAGCTTTTTGCACACCTTTCAGATAAACCTTCTCAACTTCATTGATTAAACGCATATCTGGTAGTATTTCCCATGTTGGACCTCTACCATATATCTCTCTATCCGATCTTTCCCACCTGGCACATATATAGGGCATGGTTTCATATCCACTAAATGATAATATCTTCTTTTTGTCTTTCAGATAGTGTATTGAAACATATGGGAACTTCCAACCTTCAGGTAATTCATTCTGATGAAGCCATGCTGGTGCAACATAATGGATTACATCATATTCTTCTAATAACTTCTCTCCAGATGCCTTTTTTACAATTTCCTCAGGTAATGTAGATGGATCAAACCGTGAAATCAGGTCTTTTGCGGTTTGTCTGTAGAGCCTGAAGACAGTATCAATCTCCATTTCTCCACCAGCAGCCAATACGCAGTCAGATAAAGGAAAGTTCCTAAAATGAGGCCCACGACCAGGAATATCTTCAACAAATATGATGCCTGTTCCAAAAGCACCTGCCTCAAGGTAATATTGATAGATTGCTGAGTGAAAGTTTGATGATGGTCTTGAGATATGGTGTTTAATAATTCGTGTTGCATCTTCTAACCATAAAGCAATGTGTCGTTGGTTGTCTAAATATGGATGTCCTGTAGTTAAACGAAACCACTCTGCACCCATTGGTGTAAATACATTATGTATATTTGAGGCAAAGCGTTTCAATGACCTCATGGCAGTTCCTTCAAAAGCCATTTCAAGTCTTTCTTCACCTAGTGAACGTTTTGAAGTAAAATCGGAGCGATGAGGAAGGACATATTCTGCAATCTCCTGCCAGTTCCTTTCCCAAGTTGTACGCTTACCTTTTAGAAACTCGTATTGTTTTGATAACGAAGTTGCTAGTGGATCTTTTTCTTCATACATATTATTTAACTCTAGTTAATAAAGTCCTATGCTAATTTTTTTTGTACAGATTGATTAATTAGTGAAGGCATATTTTTTTCTCTTATTACTCTCTTATTTTTACCCGATTTGCCAGATGCATTAGTAGCTGCTCCTGCTACATTCCTTCTGCTTCCAGCACCGATTAACCCTTCCTCATCAGTAGTATTACCTGAACCATCATCACCTCCTCCTCCTAGTCCTGAACTTTGTACCAAATATGCTTTAAGGTATTCCATATTTGTCTGATGTGCTTTTTTAGTTTTATCATACTGTGCAGATACAATCTTTTCTGCATCTTTATAATTATTTTGAGTAGTTGTAACTGCATCTTTAGTAGAACCTCCATAGACTTTATCTACTACTTTTTTTAAATCTCCACCTGGACCTTTTTTAATAACATCTTTAACATCATTAACAGTTGGTATAGAAACAGTTGTACTATGTCGGTGATACCAATGGCATGATTCTATTTCACCTTCATAGTCAAATGACTTTGAATCAGTCTGGACTAACTTATTATCTTTCCAGATATAGTTTACTTCAGTATATACTTTCATCGTCCTCCTCTTATACGAGATAATTGTTTGGCTTTTTTGCCCTTAGTCTTGTTTACATCTGTGTGTGCAACAATCCTTCTGTTCTTATTAGAATTCTCATAGAGATCTTTTCTGCTTCTTGCTAGAGTTGCTTTTGTCCCAGGTTCTGCAATATCACCAGTACCTGATGAAGAGGAACTACTCCCAGGTCTACCACGACCCATCGCAGTTTCATAAATATTTTCTGCTTCATTTAGGTAATGGCCGCCAATACCACCAGGTTTATCTAATCCATGCCTACCTGCTTCTGCAGTTGCATTTTCGGCAACGCCCTGAGTCTGACCTCGAACGTTACGATATGCCTTCCCAAGATCACCACCTCTGGGTGCTAATCTCCCACTCACTGCTTTTTTGTTACGTTCCCAAGCAGTAAGTACTGTTTTTGCAGTAAATCCTTGTGCTATTCCTCTCCAACTCATATTGTCTCCTTATGCGTATAAACGTTTAGCTTTTTCAGTAGGGAAATAGTTCCATTCACCTGGACCTGATCCAACTGCCTTCCTTCTACGATGCACAGGTTTCCCTGTACTTGCAAACTTTAAAGACTGACATGCATATCTGGTTGCACTCATTAAGTCATCATTGTTAGCAACTATTTTACCATCCTTGCGATGATACATTCTGAGTTCTTCATACCAACTCTTCAGGTAAGTGAAGACTTTAAAACGGCCTGTTTCCATTCTTTGTAACAATTCCATTATGCCAGGTTCAATAGCAATGTCACCTTTTGGATTTGTAAAATGGGTATGCATCATATTCAATCCTTGTTTACGATATATGTCAGCAAGTGAGTGACCCGAACCTTTATCATGCTGACTACCATCATGAGGCCATACAACAGGAATCCATTTCCCTCGTTCTCGTATAGCAGCAGAATGGACAACAGGCGTTTGTGCAGACTGCCTGTAACAGTCATATACATATACAGTATCAGTATCCCGATCCCATGCAAGCCAAACTGCAGCAGTTGGGTGATCCCAACCAAAGTCGATTCCACAGACTCTAGGCCAATATTCAGGAATTGCAAATGGATCTACATGTAATTGTTCTTCCACATTAGGAAATACCATACCTGATCCAAATACAGGAATACCCTTTGAACGCATTTCTCTTTCATGTGGAGGTAACGCTCGTAGTATCTCTTCTTTTATATCATCATCAAGATGTGGTGCATCATCCCAAGTTGCAGAAAACAATGCTTGTGAGTTACCTAACTTTGTCATGAACTGCGTAACAACTGGAGTCATACCTGTTTCTGGAGTGAATGTCATATATACTAGTCCACCAGCTTTCAGAGATGCACGAAGTGCCTGAGAGTATATATCTTGTGGAGGTTCCTCATCGAGCCACACAACATCAACTGCTTTACCCATCCATTGCATCTTTCCCTGTTCATATGATTTAAAGATGAGCTTTGAGTTCTTTCCAGATACATGTTTAATCACAACATTCTGATATGCATTTGGAATACCTGGCAATCTTTGGGGTTGTCCAACAATGAGGTCTTTGGGTATTGTACCCTTACCATAGTCCTCGGGATCACCAGGTTCTCCAAGTAACTCTGCCTGTACTATGTCTCTTGTATTTGCAGTCGTATTTCCTGCTGCCCATGTTGTAACTGGTCTTTTAAATCTTGCACCTGTCCACCACTTTGGATACAGACCAGTTAAATGAAATGCCATTTCTACTGCACCACAATATGTCTTACCAGTTTTGTTTGCTGCCATAAGTAGTCTCTGTCTTGCAAGACGACCCTTATGATCTTTTGCATTATGAAACCTCTCCTGATACTCATAAGGCTTATAGCACTTGAGTTTATTAGTCTCTTCAGTTTCTATAATTGCTTCTGCAATTTTTAATGCTTTTACTGTGTTACTGTCCATTATTTATTTCTGCTTCGCATACTCTTCGCTCGTTCTGTTTCCATAAAGGTATTCATCCTGTTGCTCTCTTCTTGATCCCATAATCCATGTGCTTTTCTTTCATGGCTAAGTGTCTTTCCTGTCATCTCAGTATATTTTGCTGCTTCACCAATTGACATCTTCATTCCATAATCTTGCATTACATCAGAGTATTTTTGTGCATATGCTGGTCTTGTAGATTTCAATGGAGGTTGATACTTGGAAAGTCCATACCCTTTTTTAACTTCTCTATTTTCGTGTTGAGTTGATATTACCAGATTTTTAGTATCTCTGACAAATTTATATTTCTGTTTTAGTGTTTCCAACATTTTGTTGCCCATAAACTCGCTTGCTTGCGCTCTGAATTTAGGTACAACATGATCAACATCTACTTTACTAGAATGAAGGATCTTTTTGCCAGTATATGCTCCCTTCCAAAATATTCCTCTTTTGCCTACATTTTCAAAGACTCTCTTTTGAGCCATAACAGGTTTCTTATTGTCAGCATTCCCTTTCCCTTCACTTGGTAGTATTGCTAAGTCTCCTTTAGGGATATCCACCCATTTGCTTGTAGGCTGCTCTGTTTGCGCTCTTTTATTAACAACACTCTCTCTTGTAACAGGCCACCTAGGTGTCCCTGCTTTTGTCTTTTCTCCCATCCAGACCGCACTTCCTGATCTAGTAGGAAACTTACTTTTTACTTTTTTTCTTAGCTGTTTATTGCTAATACTCTTTTTACGTTTCCCAGATTTGAAAGTAAAGGAAGTATTCTTAGATGGTGCTTTACCAGCACTTTTATAATCTGGGTTTAAATCTATCCAATCCATTAATATCCTAGCGATTAGATTTGGTTGCCATATCAGATTTATATGGAAGTGTAGTTTTAGGTTTACTAAACATCCATGCTTTTATACTTGCATAAGGTGTATTTGGGCCTCCTGCTCCTGGAATTGGACCACTTTTTCTTCTTCCGCCTTCTACTCCTTTTTTATTCCATTTAACCTTTTGCATCCATCCAGGTTTATCACCTTCTCCACCTAATACTCTTGGCGCACTTACAAATACAGCAGCAGTCTCTTTTGCAAATTGTGTTGCAGTTGGATCTTTAATCCCTTTTGCTTCTAGCTGATACTTTGCAAACAATGGTGATAATGCAAGTCCTCCAATACCTAACAGGGGAGGAAGAACAGCTTTTGTAATTGGTTTAGCTGCTTTAAATGCCCCTCTGATTCTTTGCGAAGAAGTAAGTGCAGTTGATTTTGCTTTAGGTTTTGTCCATTGTTTCTGTGGCCCATGGAATTCAGTTCCAGGAGTCTCACCTTTAAATACCAAATCACCAGTTTTGATTTCTGTATTACGCCTTTTAGCATATTCTTTTTGTGCCAATTGTGCTTTTGTTAATCCACCTCTTTGCTTCCTCAAGAGAGATTCTCTTTTTAGTTGGTCCTCTATTGTTATCCCTTTTCTTGTACGAGTTACAGGATCAATCTTACCTTGTGAATATTTAGTTATAAATGATTCAGTTTTCCGACCATATTTATCTTTACCAAGAACTACTTTGGTAGTATCACCTTTTAAATCTTCAGCATGTAATCTCTCTGCACGTGCCTGTTGTTCAACAGTAAGTGGCTTTTTTCTGCTTCTATATGTTGGGTCACTACCAAAGACACGAGGTGGTATAGGTTCTTTAACATGGGATACTGTTGAAGATGCTTTCCTATTCCCTATATCATCGTAATCTGCTGAGTCCCCATACAGTACATCGCTGGTAGCAACCCTGCCTTTATCATCTATGGGAGTTACTGTTTCTATTCCTTGTTTGTTTCTTCTAATCCAGGGTTTCCTTGCTAAAGCACTTGCTGGCAATGCGCCTTTAGGCCACTTCTTATTTTTATCCCAATGTTGTTGTACTGCAAGTTCATCGGATGCGTCCTTTGCTTGTTTTTCAAGATATGAACTTTTGTCAACAGCTACGTGCTGTCCACCACCTACATCATCTCCAAGATCTACTTCTACTTGAGACTTTTTAAATTCTTCACCAGGTGAAACAAATACTTCTTTGTCGCCAAATTCTGCAGGTTGCAGTTTATCAAATGAAGTCAATGCA